GGAACTCATCTGTGCCGTTTGAATCTAGAGAAGAGTCAAATACCTCATCCATAATAAGCAGGTTAGTGCTGAGAGAATTACGCAACTTAGCCACAGCACGCCAAGTAAACAGGATAGCAAGGTTGATGCGCATTTTCTCACCCTCGGAAAACGAAGCGTAGCTGAACTCGTCTCTGAAACGAGACTTGATAGTCTCATTGAATTCCTCATCAAGCTCAAACTGAACGAAAAAGTCCATAGCGCTGAGATACTTATTGATAAGCTTATTAATGACTGGAACATACTGTTTGATAATCCTTGACTTGATTCCACCATCTTTCAGTAGCATAGCAGCAGCGGCGAATATCTGCTTTTGATCCATAGCGTCATTATAACGATTGGCGACCTTATTCAGTTCAATTTCTAACTCAGACATCTTGTCTTCTTCGTCAGCTTCTTGAACGTCGTTTATATTCTTGATTTCTTTCTCAAGTTGATCGCGATATTTTATCAAAGAGTCAACATTGCTTTTAACTTTAAACTGTTCCATCTGCTTTGTGTTTATAGCAGCCTGAACCTCAATTAGTTGATTTAACTTGTTATTAGCATCATCATATTCTTTTGCCAGTAGTTCAAGTTTAGCCTTTGAAACTTTAAGTTCATCTGATTTTTCAGCAACAACTTTATCACGGAAGCTTTCTTCAATTGCTTGAGAGCAAGTTGGGCAATCTTTATGTTCGTTGAAAAACTTCAAGTCACTTTTAGTGATAGCAACAGCTGCTTCTATTTTATGACGATACTGCGAAACTTTCTGAAGATGTTTAGCGATAGTTGTTTCATCAACCATCTGCTCTTTCATAGAGTTTATAGCAGCGTCATAATTCCAATACTGCTGATTTAGCTTTTCGATTTTATAATTTGTTTCATCGATAAGCGAAACCTTTTCAGCAACGAGCTTTTCATTATTGTTCTGCTTTTCCTGCAGGTGCTCCTTTATGATACGGATTTTTTCCATAACAACTTTTTGATCTGTGTTGATATCAGTCAAAGCAATATTGTTATCAGCTATACGCTCTTTAAGCAACAAATTCATAGTCGTAAAAATTTGAAGGTCTAGCAAGTCTTCGATAACTTCGCGGCGCTGAGAAGCAGTCAGCTGCATAAATGGAACAAACGAAGCTGACCCAAGGACAACAACCTGACTAAACGATTTCAGGTTCATCTTGATTATCTGCTTCTCAAGTATCTCTTGATAGTCGCGCATTTCAGCTGACTGATTCATCAACGAACTATTCTGATACACTTCAAATATGTTCGGCTTCTGACCGCGAATAATTTTATATTTGTTTTGACCGATATCAAACTCAACTTCGACGACAAGTTCTTTGCGCGTAATCGTGTTAATAAGTTGACCTTTGTTAACTTTACGGAATGCTTTACCAAATAAACTATACGTCAATGCGTCGAGAATGGTTGACTTACCAGCACCATTCTCACCGACGATAAGCGTGTTCGTTGTTTTGTTAAGCTGAATTTCAGTAAACAAATTACCTGTGCTAAGGAAGTTTTTCCAACGTAAAGTTTTGAAATATATCATTCTAAAGTCAATGCTTCCTGATAGAGTTCAACAATTGTTTTTTCCAGTCTAACTTTATCTAAGTTAGCACTGTTAACTTGATCTATGTATTTTTTGAATATGCCGATAGTCGACTCAGCTTCATTTACAATTTCTTCGTCTTCGATAACGCCGAGGTTTAGGTGATCCTCAACAATTTGCATTTCAAGCACGCCGACTTTTTCGAATTCTTCGATAAACTTATCAAAACGGTAAGGATCAGTTTTGTTCTGAACAATAACCTTTACGATTTTACCCTTCCAATAATCAAGATCAAACATTTCTGGCGCTGATGTTAGCGAAGTATCATCATACCAAAACTTATCAAACATTGTATATGGGTTTTCGATAAAAGTCAACTGCCTGGTTTCTGTATCCAGGATGTGAAAGCCTTTACGATCATCATAGTCGCTCCAAGTAAACTCAGCGTGGCTACCCAAATAATGTATAGAACCATCAGAGGAACGATGATGATAGTGGCCACTAAGAACCATATCAAAACGGTCAAAGCAAGAACGATCATCTCCATGAGAAACGATAGATCCACGGTACATTTCAAATCCCGCAAGTTCAAGGTGGCCCATGACGATTTGAGCCGGAGTAGAGCGGATTTTGTCAAAGCAAATTTGTCTGTTTTCATCACATATCCATGGTAGCATTAATACAGTTGCACTATCAAATTCTACTTCACGAGGATATCTTTGATACGACGTAAAGTAATCTTCAAACCTATCACCAATGATATTTTCGATAGCATTGACCTCGTTTGTATTCTTAAAGTAAGTATCGTGATTACCTGCAATAAAATGACAATCGAGGCTTCTATCATACAGAGGTATCAAAAAATCATTCATTAAACGATGCATCGTGTAATGATTTAGATACTTACGACGATCTACCAAATCACCGAGATGAACAACAGTACGAATATAATTAGCATCGATATATTGGAAAAATATCTCGTCAAGAAATTTCTTACTATTGTCCATGAAGGCAATATTGTCATTACGAACGCCCCAGTGTGTATCGGTAATCAGTGCAATTTTCATCTAGCAATTTTCTTTCGATTACTGAAAGAAGCTTTGTCACGAGAATATGTATTAAGGCAAGTTGTAGTATAATCGCGAATAGCTTCTAAACGTAGAACATAGTTATTACGTTCATTTTCTCTAATATTATTATCGTTGATTTTATCAACTAAGTCAATTACATTCGCTGGTACTAGGTGTAGGTTCTTCATTTTTTTCTTCCTCTATAAATTTTTCAATACCTAATTTATTTTTCTTTTGATTTTTTACTAATTTATCTTCAAAATTTCTTATGATGTCATCAGAATATTCATTATGTGTTTTCGTTCCAGCGATATAATTTTCTTCTAACAAATCGTCTAACAAATTAGTATGTTCAAAGTTTTTGTGTTTTATATATGCTTGCTTTTTCTCTTTAGCTATTCGTCTAATAAAAGCATTCCAAGCAATCTGTGTAAAATATGCAAATGGATTTGTTGACTTTGAAGGATCAAAACTATGCGCTGCTGAAACACAATTTTCAATAGCATCTGCTACCATTTCGTCTTTATATGAATATCCCATAAAGTTTGGTTTGGTAGAAAGTTTATTACATATTAAAAGAAAACACTCACCAACATACCTAGGAACCTGTGGTAATTGTTTACCTTCTGCTTTACACTTTTCTGTTTTCTCTTTATATTTTACCATCTCTTCGTAAAGAGTTTTATTATTAACGTAATGTTTTGCCATTATGCGTCCTTCAAATTCACAGGATATAATTTATAATCAAATTTTTCTTCGTTGTATATCGCAATACGAGTCATAAAATGCATGATAGTGAAGTTTTTTCTGCTTTTCCAAGTCAAATCATCAGCGATGTCATAAAGAGTTGCGCCATCTTTACCAGCTGACTTGCGTAATACGCGACCAATTGATTGTAGATTTCTAATCTTGGATTTTGAAGGACTAGCTGATATAATGTTACGCAGACTAGGAATGTTAACACCTGTGGAGAAAGTTCCCACAGAAGCGATAACAATAGCGTTTTCCTCTGTTTCAAGTAGCTTACGAATCTCTTCACGTTCTTCACCATCAACACCACCATGAACAAAAAATACTTTACGACCGCAATCTTTCATCATATCATATAATACGCTGCCATGTTTCTCGACAAACTGAAACAACAATAGAGTATTACCCGACAGCGAAAGCGTCAGGTTCATAATAAAACGGTTACGTGCATCATTACGTACTAAGAAATCTAATTCAGCTTGATAATCGGCATTACGTAATTGTTGACGAATAGCATCAGGATATTTTAATATTATAGCCTTAATTTCAAATTTAGTCAAGTGTTTTTGTTCGATCAACTCAGCAGTTGTAGTAACTTTTCTAACAGGACCAAACAAACCTTCAAGGACAAGCTGATTAGTTTGAGTGCCGTCGAGAGTACCTGTAAATCCAAAACGGTATCTACAATTATTAAGCTTAGACATAATGCTAGTAAGAGATTTCGCTTTGAATAAATGCGCTTCGTCACCTATGACCACATCAAATTGTTGGAAATACTCTTTAGGCATCTTATATATGGACTGCCAGGTTGAGATGGTAATTGGTTTATCCGTGTGTTTATCTTGGCCAGAAAAGATTCGATGAACGAACCGATCAGATACAAAGCCATAGTCAGTAAAATCAGAGGCAAGTTGACTAACCAGAGAAGTAGTTGGAACAATAATAAGAGTCCGTGCATGATAGTATCTCGCTATTAGATAGATGATAAACGATTTGCCAGATGCTGTTGGCGAAAGCATAAGCGCCCGACGATTACGTACAGCGTAAGTGAACGCATCGACTTGGTAATCTCTAGGCTTATATTTTTCTGGTAAGTTGATTGTACCGATAAAGTCATTTGCTTCTTTTAATGAAAACTCATCAGCTGAAAAGTCTGACTTGTATATTACAACGTAGTTTCGTTTACTAGCAAACTCTTCAATATACTTATTTAAACCAGCATAAAGCAGACAAGACATAACGTTGTACAAACGTATTTTACCGTCCCACACTTTATTGCGGACGGCTGGCATAAATTTAGCACCCGGAACTTCAAACGTGAAATATTCGTTTAACTCAAAACCAATACCAGGGTCACAAATTATCCTATTATACGTTTCATCAAAACGCTCTACCTCAATTACTTCTGCCATTATGCTCCCATTGTAAATTTATTCCAATCAATCGCTGACTTGATTTGAAAACCTCTGTTTGTTAAACTTTTAATAATAGACTCTAGTAACTCAACTTTTTCTTGCTGTATACCTATCTTCAAAGACAAATTAATAATGTCTTGATCGCCTTCGAGATACATAGGCATCTCTTGCTTTAGTATCATCCCACGAGCAGGTAACTCCCAACCTTTTTCATTTGTTTCTTTAGATGGACCCTGAGTATAAAATTCATACTTAGCAAGCTTCAATGACTTCATCTCAGCTTCGTACTTACGCAACAATAGTTTTTCTGATGAGTAAACTTGAAAATATTTATGATGCAGTTTAGGTATCTTTATAGCTTCGTTACCTAGCTCGGTCATATCAATTTCGGAGTCTTTGCTCCACTCTTCGTAGATTGCTTCTAATTTCATAGCACCTCACAATAAACATACTATAATATACTATAAAATAAAAGAAAAATCAACTTATTTTTTTGATATCATATAACATATATTTGAAAGAAGCAGAAGTAGTAATATACTGTACATCATCATATGTCGTATCAAAACGTACTGTATCTAATGATGTTGGAAATGCATTTTTAAAAATAATTTCAAAATTTGGTTGTTTAACAGAATTTAAAACAATAAGAGATATATCAGAATGAATACCATTACCTGTATATTCAGGGGTATGTGTTATGGGAGCTCTTTCTTCAAAACTTTCTGGAAATGATAATGCTCTAATCCAATTATGAATTTCGAGATAATTAGAAAAATCTTCATCTATTTTAAATTCAATATTCAAATCACCATAATTCAATTTATTACCTGGATCAGGAATATAATTAAACACAGTTGGAATATCGATTACCTGCATAGAAATAGATGGAATTTCTACCTTTTGTAAAAAGAAATTAACATGAGGAGCTCTCTTAATATTAAATTGAAAATTAAGAGGACTAAGAAAGTTTTTGTTTGTTGGTGTATTATCTATTGCTGACATAATTATCTCCATATACTAGTATTATTTAGTTATTATCCCTCATATATGATTATACTGTATAACGTAGCAATAGTCAATAAAAAAAAGGGGACCCGAAGATCCCCTTTAAGTTTGCGGCTTGAAACCGTCTTCTTCCTAATATTACATTAGGTTGTTAACAATAACGCGACGATAGTACACGTTAGTTGAAAGAGCAAGTTCACCAGCACCCTTTGTAAGACCTTCAGCGAATGGATTTGCTACCATTCCGTAACGAGTCTTAAAGCCGATCTTTGGCTGGAAAGTGTACTGATCAACTGCACGTACCATCTGTAGAGGTACGTATGGGCAATAGAATAGACCAGCGTCGAAAGCTGATGAACCCTTATAGCCAACAGTTAGATAGTTACCGCCAAGAGCGTATGGATCGATGTAGCAACGGAAACGACCGTTAAGAACACCAGCAAAAGTGTTGCCAGTATCATCAACCTGTAGGTTGTTGCTGTTAAGAGCAGGAGTGTAATCAAGAACACCAGCCATCTGCAATGCTGAAGCTACGTCAGAAGAGCAGATAACGATGTTACCCTTACCACGACGTGTCTGCTTAGCAATCTGGTTAGCTTCACGTTCTAGCTGGAACATTAGGCCCTTGAACTTTTCAACTGACCAACGACC